AGTTCGTGGCGGTGCTGGACGCTGGCGTGGCCGTGGGCGTGACTGGCCTGCAGTCAATGCTGAACAACAACGTGGACGTGTACCAGTTCATCGTGTGCGCGGCCGATGGCTGGAGCCAGGTCGCCCTGCGCGGCAAGGAGTCGATGGATGTCACCTTCCTGCCCACCGGCATGAAGTCCAAGAGCGACCCCCACGGGCAGCGCGGCTATGCCGGCGCGATCTGGTGGAAGGCCGTCATGGTCGAAAACCCCGGCTGGGTGGCCGTGGGCGAAGTCGGCATCCCGGCCCTGTGATGAACCTGCCCGGGGCTTGACCCCGGGCGCAACAACCCCGAACCAAGGAGCCAATCATGGCAATCAACACCGCCGGTCAGACCATCACCGGCAACTCCGTCCCCAGCGACTCCCCGAAGACCAAGGTGGGCCGCATCGTCTTCGACGCAACGGCCATCACTGCCACCGATTCGGTGGTGGTGAACCTGGGCTTCACGCCCAAGTACATCTGCTGGGAGAACCTCACCGACCGCATCAAGAACGAGTGGTTCGAGGGCATGGCCGCCAACAGCGCCGTCAACACGGTGGCAAACGGCACCCGCACCCTGTCTGTGACAGGCACCAACGGTGGCTTTACCGTTTGCAACGCGGACGGCATAGCCAACGTGGACGGTAAATGCTTTTCGATCCTCCAGAACGTGACGCTTGGCGCCATCCTGGCCAGCAAGGTCTGCACTTGGAAGGCCCACGGCTGACCTGAACGACCGCCCGCCTGAGCGCGGGCACCACGGCTTGCAAGCCCCACCCGCAAGGTGGACCCGGCCCCGAGTGAGAAATCACCCGGGGCCTTTTTGTTGGAGCGCACCACATGCGTCATGGAACTACCGGCAGCGATGCCAAGAACAACCCCGTTGCGCGCCAGTTCGTGCAGCCGGAACTGAACAACACCGAACTGCCCAAGCGCACGCTGGACGCGCTGACGGATGACCCCGACGCTGATCGCGGCGAAATCCTGATCGCTGACGCCAGCAGCCTAGCCAGCGACTACGCGGCGGCGCTGGCCTTCAACGAGGAACCCGTGACCATCCTCCTGCACCGGGGCCGCGAGAAGAACGCGCCAACGCATGAGCATGTGAGTGTCAACGGGCAAACCATCTGGATTCCGGTGGACCAGCCGACCCGCATTGCCCGCAAGTTTGTGGAAGTGCTGGCCCGCGCCCAGCCGATGAACGTCAGCACCGATTCCGGCGAGTCGCCCGGCGACCAGATCACGTTCAACAACGTCAATCGCTCGCTGTCCTCGCTGTGCAGCTTTTCCGTGCTGGAAGACAAGAACCCGCGTGGCCGCGAGTGGCTGACCCGCGTGATGCGCGAGGGCTGACCGCGTGAACTACTTGGAGCTGGTGCAGCGCCTGCACCGCGAGTCGGGCCGCAGCACCGCCGCGCCGGCTTCAGTGACCGGGGCCAACGAGCGCGCCGCCCGCCTGTTCGATTGGGTGGCCGACGCCTGGCGCAACCTGCAGATTGAGCGTGAGTGGCGCTGGATGCGCAACACGCTCGACGTGGCGCTGGCAGCCGGGCAGCAGACCTACACCGGCACCGGGCTTGGCGCGAGCCGCTTCCGGCGCTGGCGCATGGACGACGACACCTACAACCCTTGGCTGTACGTGGATGGAGCCATCAACAGCCTGTGGCCGCTGCAGTTCGTGCAACTGGACGAGTTCCGTTCGGTCTACGTCTACCGCACCTGGGGCGATGCCACGCCGATTGCGTGGACCTTCGACGAGTCGAATCAGCTTCTGGTGGCCCCCAAGCCGGCGCTGGCCTACAAGCTGCGCATCGAATACTGGAAGTCGCCGACCGAGCTTGCGGCCGACGCCGACGAGCCCGACATGCCAGAGGAATACCACCTGATGCTGGTGTGGCGGGCCTTGCAGGACGTGGCCATGTTTGACGCTGCGCCCGAGGTACTTTCCCGGGCGCAGACGAAGTACGCCGAACTGCGCACCCGGCTGCTGCTGGATCAAAGCCGGTTGCCGCACAAATGATGCAGCGCATGCCCAACACCAAGGTGCAGCCGGACGGCACCGCCATCGCAGGCGGCATGGACATCGTGGGTTCGCCCATCTTCTCCAAGCCGGGCCGGGCGCGCATTGCCTACAACTACGAGTGGTCCACTGGCGGCGGGCTGGAACGCATCGCCGGCATTGAGCCATTCGACGGCAGGCCATCGCCATCGGCTGCGGTGTACGTCTACCTGCAGTGCAGCGCGACCATCACCGGGATCAGCCTGGGCGACACGGTGGACGGTGCAACGTCCGGCGCGGCCGGGAAAGTCATCTACCTGAGCGGTGCTTTCATCGGGCTGACCCGCGTGACCGGCGCGTTTGTGGCTGAAGACCTTGAAGTGTCGGCAGTCGTCAAGGCCACGGTGTCCAACGAAGCGCCGGCCATTGACGGCTTTCTGGACAACACGCTTGCCAAACTGGCCGCTGATGAATACCAAGCCGACATCACAACCGTTCCGGGATCGGGCCAGGTTCGCGGTGTAGCCATCCTCAACAGCGAGGTGTTTGCGTGGCGCGATAACGCCGGTGCAACGGCCATGGTCATCCACAAGGCCACCACGTCGGGCTGGACGGCGGTTGCCATGTTCCACCAGATCAGTTTCACGGCTGGCAGCACGGCCTACGCTGAAGGCAGCACGTTGTCACAGGGCAGCGCAACATCGACGGTCAAGCGCGTGGTGCTGGAGTCCGGCGCCTGGGGGGCTGGCACGGCGGCCGGCAGGCTCATCATCACGGCGCCCAGCGGCGGGGTGTTCGCGGCTGGTGCAGCCGCTGGTGGTGGTGTTTGCACACTGTCCGGGGCATCGACGGAAATCACGCTTGCGCCTGGCGGGCGCGTGCGGACGGATGCCTACACATTCACCGCTGCACTGGCCGACAAGCGGCTGTACGGCTGCGATGGCGTGAACCAAGAATTTGAGTTTGACGGCACGGTGTACGTGCCCATTAACACCGGCATGGGCAGCACGCGGGCCAGCTTTGTGCGATGCCACAAGAGCTACCTGTACTTCGCCTACCGTGGTTCGCTGCAACGCTCTGCCATTGGCGACCCCTATGTGTGGTCTGCTGTGTTCGGCGCGGCCGAGCTGGGCACTGGCGACGAAATCACCGGGCTGCTGTCAGTGGGCGGCAACACCGACGCGGCGGCGCTCATGGTGCTGTGCCAGAACGCGCTGTTCGTGCTGTACGAGGACGCGACGACAACCCGCATGGACCCGCTTTCTCGGGTCAGTGGCGCGCAGCCGGACTCTGGCCAGGACATCGGCGGCGTGGTGGCGCTGGACACCCCGGGCGTGATGCGCTATCCGTACACCCGGAACTTCGGCAACTTTGCTTGGGACACGGTGAGCATGGACATTCAGCCCATCGCCAAGAACCAGCAATGCGCCTGTTCGGTCTACGTGTCGGGCAAGTTCAAGTACAGGTTGTTCTTTACCGATGGGACGGCCATCAGCGGGTTGCCTGTTGGTGAGGGGCGGTTTGAATGGTCCGTCATCAACTACGGGCGCAACATCATCATTGCCGAGCATGGCGAAATTGAGGGTGTGGCACGAACCTTCTACGCGGACAACAACGGCTGGGTGTACGAAGCTGACAAGGGGCGCTCACTGGCGGGCGACCCGTTGCCGTATGCGCTGAAGCTGCTGCCGCTGACCCAGCGCAGCCCAATGGTCGAAAAGACCTACCGGACTATGCAGCTTGAAGTGGAAAGTTTGGGGGCTTGCACGCTGTATACCTCTGGCGAGTTTGGCAACGGCGAAGACGGCGCAACACAACAAACCGCTGAACAGCGATACGGCGCAGGGCTTGTATGGGACTTGAGCAACTACGACCAAGCCTATTGGGGTACAGCAGCAGTAGGCATGACGACGCTTCCCCTTGAAGGCAATGGAACAAGAGTGTCTATCACGGTGGCAGGAGAAGCGGACAACGAGTTGCCGCACACGATCTATGCCGTGACGGTCCTTTACACCCCTCGCAGGATCATTCGATGACGAATCGGTATTACAACGAGAGCTTCACGGCCGCAATCGGTCAGCTTGCGCAATCCGCAACCTTTGATGCGCAGTTCCGGGCCATTCAAGCTGGGTTTGACAAGATCCAACTTGAATACGACATCCTGCAAGGGCTCACTGGCATTACAAACCTTGCAGGCTTTCCGGCGTCATTCAGCGGCCAGGCCGGCAAGTACGCGGTGGTCAACACCGCCGAGTCGGCCATTGAGTTTGTGAGCGGCGGCCGGCTGGCTCTCAAGACCATTGCGGGCACCAGCTACGAACTGCTGGCCACCGACGCCGGGAAACTGCTGATCTTCACCAACGCCAGCGCCATCACGGTGACGGTGCCGCCTGACGTTCTGACTCAGGGCGACGTGGTGTGCATCCGGCAGGGGGCGGCAGGCCGGGTAACACTGGCCCCGGGCGCGGGCGTGACGTTTGCCAGCAGTGACGATCTGCTATCCACCCGCACGCAGTCTGCGCAGATCGCCGTGATCGCGGACGGAAGCAACCAGTTTGGCGTGATCGGTGAGCGCAATGCGCCGAGCTTGGACGTGGCGCTGCTGGATCAGGCCAACGTGTTCACGCGGGTGCAGGGCGTCACCCCGTACCGCGCCAACATCAGTGGTGCAGTGAGCATCGACCTGTCGGCCACGGCGCGGTCCAACAACCTGCACCTGACGCTGACCGGCAACGTTAGCAGCTTCGCGCTGACCAACCCGACCGATGGCGCGGTCTACAACATCCGGTTCATCCAAGACGGCACCGGAAGCAGGACGTTTGCCGGTTTCCCTGCGGCCTTCAAGTTCGCGGGCGGCACGGCGCCGACCTTCAGCACTGCGGCCGGCGCGGTGGATTTCCTCTCGGCCGAGTACGGCAGTACGGAAGCCTCCTACATGGCCGCGTTCAGCAAGGGCATGGCCTGATGTTCACGGTCGGGCCAGCGTTTTGGGGCGCTGCGGTAGGCGACCCCTACGTGTCGGACGTGGTGGCGCTGCTGCACTTCAATGAGGCAGACGGCACGGCAACGCCGGCATCGGTGCTTGGCTCGCCCACGGTCAGCAACGATGGTTCGGGCAGCGCGCCGGCCACGAATGCCGTCAAGTCAACATCGGCGCGCTTTGGCGCTGGTGGATGGCTGTCAGCGGGCGGCGGTACGGGCCTGAAGGTCAGCGAGACAACTGGCGCAGCCGCACCGTACACGATTGAGTTCTTCTTCAACCCGGTGACGTTCGGCGCCTTCGGGCGGTTCTTCAACGTCGCATCGTCAGGCTCTGGCGTGGATTTTGGATTGGCGGCGCCGGCCGGTTCCGTCAAGTACGTGGACGTGACCGGCACCAACCAGAACACGACCGGCACGGTTTCGACCGGCACTTGGTACTTCAGGGCGGTGTGCTTTGATGGCACCAACGTGCGGGTTTACCAAAACGGCACGCTGATCTTCACATCGTCAGCCTTTGCCCGGGGCCTGTCGTCCACCACTGTGACGCTGGGCATGGGCTGTTCAGTCGGCATGGGCGGTGCGGACGGCACGGCATCGTTTGACGAACTCCGGTGGACGCATGGCGTTGATCGGTCTGCTGGCGGCACCACACCGCCAGCCACTCCAACGGCGGAGTTCCCCAACTCATGATTGGCTCTATCTTCGCGCAACACGCGCCGCTGATCCGCGACTACCCAAGCGCACCGCCGCCGCCGCCTGCGCCGCCTGCCCCGCCGACACCGCCAGAGCCCCCGCAAGCCGAGCCAATCACGTTCAGCGCCGTTATCCGTTCAGGCTTGTATGGCGAGATTGGAACCGCGATCAGCAGCACCACGTTGGCCACGATCACATGCGCAGATGCGGCCATGACCATCGTGCAGTCGGAAGTGGTGGCGGGCCTGACGTTCAGCTACTCGGCCGGTGTGCTGACGGTGGCCGGCACCCCGACTGGCAGCACCAGGGTGCAGCGCGTGGTGGTGAGCTACATCGCGTCGGATGGCAGCAACACGGTGCGCGGCAGCACCAGCCACGAAATCACGCTTGTGAGCGCCATCGAAGTGCTGACCATTGGGACTGTATCCGGCGTGTCGGGCCAAGTTGGCAAGCCGCTAGACGCATTGCTTTGCGAACCAACGGCCAATTTTGACGCCGACATTCAGGTGTTCGGGGCGACAGCAATTCGTGGGTTGACAACATCATGGGCTTGGGACCGTGCGCTTGGGACTGGTGAGCTGCGGCTTGTTGGGACGCCCAAGGAAACCTTTGGGCCGAGTGGCGCATACAGTTTTGGGTTTCAGGCTAACGGGCAATCGCTTGGTTCCGCAGTCGCGCCTTGCACCATTGTTCCATCTTACAG